CATTTGATGCATTTGATGCATTTGATGCATTTGATGCATTTGATGCATTTGATGCATTTGATGCATTCGCAGCATTCATATGAATAATAGCGCGTCCCAATGTCCCCGAGCCCGCAAACGGGTCCATGCATACATCTCCTGGCTCGCTATACAGATCCAAAATCCGCTCCAATAATTTCACCGGTTTCTGCGTGGCATATCTCGTTTTTTCCCCCTGTTGGATATTGGAAAGGTCGTCCCACGTATCTCTTACAGGGATTCCTTCCATCTCGTCTGCGAACCTCTTGATGCGCGGTATACCTGTCGCATTGTATTCGAGCCGGCGATCGTCGTGCAATTCTTGCATTTTGTCGCGAGTCATGTACCATTGTTTGACGTGCCCGTTCCATTCATAAGTCAAATTGGGGCGCGGGTTCACTTCCGGTTGTGAATTGTGTGCAGCAGACGTCGAATACATCATATTGTGATGCGCGCACATTTTCAGACCTTTCTTGTATTTTTCGTCATAAGGTTTGTAGAGTGGCCGGAATTTCGATTTCGCGCTTTTGCCATACACGATAATGGTGTCGTGATTCCGGCCAAGTTGATGTTTGTTTTTCGCATTTCCGCCACTGTGCCACGCGATTTCGTTCTTGAAATTGGATTCGCCGAAAATGTCGTCGCAAATGACGCGGATATGATGCGAAATGCGGGGTTCCACATGAATCACAATGTTGCCCTCTTTCTTGAGAACCCGGTGACATTCGCGGATACGCAGTCGCATGAATTCGGGGAAATTGGCGATTTTGTCCTGGAAATAGTAGAAATTACGACCGGTATTGTAGGGCGGGTCCATATAGACGAGGTCGACAGATTGATCAGGAAACCCCTGTAGGAGATCGAGGTTGTCACCTACCGTATATTGGTTTATAAAAGATTCCATGGATTTTGATTAATAATATATAGTGAATAAAATGGATACGTATATATCAATTTTATTTTTATGAATTATTTATTGAGAACCTGTCGGACCTTCATCAAACTCGTATCGGGCTCCGCCGGTTTCTTGGCAATATATTTCACCAACTTTGCGTCTTTGGTAAGTCGCAAGATTTCGCCCAAGTCCGCATTTTGCGAGAACTTGGCAAACACGGCTTTCTCTCTTTCTTGCAAATGTCTCTCGCCATAGAAATCCGAATCAATCTTGATATTATCAGGACGCAACAATTTGTCCTTGTGTTTTCCCGATTTCGATCCGGCTATTCTGGCCATTACCACATCTTCTGCAAAATCTGACCCCGAATCCATGGAGAACATACGATAAAAATCGGGATGCATTTTCTTGAATTTCGCGCCCTGGTAATAATGCTCTACACTGTACCATTTCAACTGATCCACTTTGAATTCCGCAGGCCATTCGTCATCTAGCTTTTTACGCCAATCCGCATTCTTTTTCAAGGTCAATCCAGAATATTCGGCCACTTTTCCAACAGGGATTTCTTCACCGGATCCCTTGCCCGGTTTCGGTGTCGGACTCGATTTATTGTAAAATACGAATACGGTCGCTGGATCATACAGCGGTTTATTGTCGGATGCGTAATCAGAGGAGGATTGCGCGTAGGTGTCCTCTTCTTGCTCCAATTCTTCCAGCGGAGAAAGAGCAATACCGAGTTTCGTCTGGAAATGTCGGAACGACGAAATCTGCGAATAGGCGCCATTTTTCTTTTCCATACATTTAATCGTCACCAACATCTTCACATCATACGGCACTTCCGAGAACGTAAAAATATATTTGGTTTTGTACGTAATGAGCCGGTAATGATCGCCACTGTAACTCGTCATGATGTAGTATTGCGGATTTTTCACTTCGGCGGGACTGCACTGGAACACTTCCTTGTTCTTGGATGTCGACGGGTTCTCCAATATTGAATTCAAATCCCCTGTTGTATATTTATCTTCCGCAAAAATAATGAGTTTAATATTCAATTTTCGTTCGAGAACACCGATCGTCCATTCATCCGCCCAATAGGAAGATTTTTGCATATGTTCTCGCAATTGATCCAGAGTTTCAATCCCTTTCATAAAATCGAATTCTCCGGCAGCAAGTCGTTGATGTACCAATTCAGAATATTCTTTGTATTTTTCCGCGATTTCGGCAATGCGCGGTTTCACAGCAGCCAATTCCTGCTTTTTCTTTTGCGCATCCATTTTCTCGATTCTCTTTTTAATTTGCGATTGCTCCATTTTCAGATCACGCATATTCTGTTGCCACTCTTCGATTGCATCTTTTTCTTCTTTATATAACAGTTTGTAGAATTCCAACAGGGATTCATCGGCTTCTTCTGCAATCATTGCACGCAGCTTAGCGATGGTCGTTCTATGTCCGATCTGCAAAAAGGCGATGCGAACGACGTCGAAAAGACAGTCGCCATTTGACATAGTTTCCACAATATCGTATTCATTGTTTCGCATAAATTTCTCGATCCATTGCGCCGTACCCGATATTTTGAACTCTTTTTTCAACGCGATTGCATCCGCGTTCGTTTCTTCGGGAAGATGCGGTGGAGGTACAATGCCAGGATCATGATCAAACGGACCCTGTTGGAGAGTTTTTTGAATGGCAGCAATAGAAGCACTGCTACTACTATTAGCAGGAAGTGCGAATGGATCGTCTAGTGATTCTATCTCTTCTTCTGCATTTTCTCCAACAGGGATATTCGATGATTCGGTCTTGTGTGTTTCTGCATAATGATCTTCGATTTGTGAAATATCGGCCTTGCTCACTGAGAGCGTGGAGGTTTCGAAGAATTCGCGATTGGCAAATGGATACAAAATGGGATCCGATAATTTTCGAATGTCCACGTCGCCATCTTTGTCTAAAAATGCTTTTGCGGGATTTTTATCTGTCGATTCAAATTCAAACACGCCGATTTGTTTGAATACTTGATTTTTATGAATCAGATAAATCGGAAAATAATACGTGTTTTTTTTCGTCTTTAGCTGCCGCTCTTTTCCAAGAGAAATCAAATATTCTTTCTCGTAAAATTCGACGGAATATAATGGCACATCGAGTCCAATGTCCTCGTTTTCAAGTTGTTCGTTTATATCATAATGTATTAATTTACTCATAAATTTATATTATACAGAGTTTTTATATTATTATGATTACACGCATAGCTATACGCTTTTTTTACATTTCAAATGTGGTCGCCATCTAAAAACCCCAACACGTTTCGAATGAGATCTGTTGGCATTTGTTTACTATAGAATATCTCTTTTAATGTCAATTTATATACAATCAATTGTTTTAGTTTATTATGATCTTCTATTTCTTTTAACATATGATGAATCATGATACACGGTGTCCAATTAGTAGGACAAAATAACCCAGTACAACATATACATTCACGGGAAGAAGACGTCGACGCATTTATCTTTTCTTCGAAATATGCATTTGTTGGATACTTGTATAAATAATGAATACGTCGCGGCATATTTCTTATAAGTTCGCGATAATTTTTTCCATTCAATTCCAAACGGATGGGTGCTTTAAATGGATAATTCTTCGGAATTACAATTCTAAGAATATTTTCATTCGGCGTTATTAATTCCAAACAATTTGCATTTAGACTTGTATCAAAAAAATTGTTGTAAAATGAATATGTTGGCATATGTTTTTCGATGTATTCCAATTCTCGTGGGAGTCGTTTTGTGTAAAAATTATTTTCCATCTTTTTTGTATCGAATTAATCTTATTTTGTGTCTAATCTTTTTTTTATCGAATTGATTATGCATATTCGCGAATCGTTTGTATAATTTCGGCTGGATATTCCATTTCACGCAATACGCAAATAGCTCCCTGGATATTCGATATTCCCTTTTTAATTTTGTACGTATAAAAAATTTTCGAATCCCCTGAACTATCTCTATACTCGGCCTCCATTTTCCAATTTTGAATTCGCACGGATTCTTTCTTCTTCAATTTCTTACAGATGGATACGTAATGCGTCGTCAGTATGAAATCCACTGTTGGAATTTTCGACAAGTAAAGTAAAAAAGCATACGCAGATTTGGTCGCTTCTGCTGGATTTGTCCCAGAATACAATTCGTCAAACACGCAGAAATGTCGATCTTTACCTGATTTGGTGTGATCAATCGAATCGAGTATTTCTTTGCATCTGCGCGACTCGGCCTGGAACAAACTGTCGCGCGCAGAAGTATCAGGTATGTTCAAATATGAATGAATATGTTGATAGGGTGCTATTGCACATTTGCTGTAATATCCGCATCCAAGCTGCTGGGACAATATAATATTAATAATGGTCGTTTTCAGAAACGTCGTTTTTCCAGCCGCATTTGGACCCGTGATAATCATATTTTTATTGAGAACACAGTCATTTTTCACAAAAGATTCGACTAGATGTGGCGGGTAGACTTGGTCTTTGATACGCAAGCTATTCAACGATTTTTCATCATTCTCCAAATAATTGGCGAATGCAACATGCCCTTTCGACAAGTTCTCGTAAACGCCCAATAAATTATTCATATACCCTTCGAACCCAAAACTCCATCGCAATGAAACGCCAAACGCCTCATTTTCATAGAGTTCGTAGAAACACCGCAACAATGTACCGATTTCATTGATCTTGCCCAAACTAGGTACAAAGGGCTCCACTACAGATAATACCTGTTGGAGATCTTGCAATTGTCTTACATGGGTTTGTAATTCAGTATGAAACGGTGCATATTGAGAACATTTGCAGGTTTTTATCATCTCCGAGTATTGCAACATACTATGGATGGAATAACTCAAATATAATTTGGCGTCCATCAAGTAATCATTCATGTCTTTCATGTTCCTATAAAATCGCAGACACGACAGATAATTCTGATAGATTTGGTATGCATAGAATCCAGCCATCATTAGAAAATACGCTAGATTGCTTGCGCTGAAATTTTGGAAAGTAGATATAGATTTCCCGATAATGTGATGTTTCGCTATATTGGAGAGAACTTCGAAATATTTTTCGAAACTAATAGGAACACCCTGGATTTTCAACAGGAAAAATGGCAGGATCAGCATGACGATGGGAATCAGAAAACTCAGTATTGGAGACGTCATATTGACAATCGACATGGTTTGCAAGAATGCAGGACGGCGATTCAACGATTTCAAGAAACTGAGTTCCATGTAACCGTACTTTTCGAGAAAGAGTACGTCGTCTTTGACGACGGTCCACACTTTCTTGATTTTCTCACAAGCGGATTCGTCCATAGTATATCCGATCGACGCTTGATATTGGGTGACTGCGGATTTGTATTCGCCCATTTTTTTCAAGATTTCTTGAGTCTCTGATAAGAATTCCCTGTTGGAGGTGAAATGAGATTTCCATTGATAAATGGTTTCTTTGGCAAAAGAGTGTTGGGGCAGGAAAAGATGGTCGTAGATGGGTTTTTGTTCTGTTTCTCCTTGTTGGTCTGCAGTTTTGGTTGGCGTATGTGTATTTGTGGTAAGTGTGACGAGTTCTAAATCGGAAGCAACAGTGGATTGTAAAACGTGTAAATCGTGTTTACTTGTACTTTCTAGGTACGCAATCGGAAGTCGAAATTTGTATTCAGTGGTTGGTTTTGGCGATTCGACTGGTTTTATGAGAAATGATAAAAATTCCATTCTTTATTGTTCTATTATAAATACAAGGTAGAGATCGTGTCTATTTGTTGAACGAGTTTATAGTATTCGTATTTTCCTAAACGATGTTTTGTTTTGAAAAAAAGATGTGTCTATTTTTCAAAATTTATTTTTTGGATTTCTTGAATTTCTTGGATTTTCTGGATTTCTTGGATTTTCTGGATTTCTTGGATTTTCTTTTTCCTCCATGTTGTCCATTTGCAACATCATTAAAGGCATTACCAAGATTGACAACATGATGAGTATTAGGAAAATGTTGAGAAGCATTTACTGCAGCCTGTTGTTCTTCAACGGTTTCTGCATTAGCATGAAGAGTTTTCATATCTTGTTGTAATTCATCCACTGCTTTTATAGCAGCGGATTGATCATGTTGTCCTTGTTGTGCCATTTATATAATACAACTGCATTATAAATTGCACAAATACAAATCTATTTGTGTAATTTTTTTATTTTCCATTTATATATTTATTTACGTGTGCACATTTTTCTGGATTTTTTCATTGATTTTCTAGATTTCTTGGATTTCCTGGATTTCCTGGATTTCCTGGATTTATTGGATTTATTGGATTTCTTGGATTTTCTTTTTCCTCCACATGTTTTGGTTAGTCTGTTGTATGCATTTGATGCTGTATTCGCTGCTGCATTTGCTGCTGCTCTTGATGCAGCATTTAAACTGGATGCTGCATTTGATACTCTGTTGTATAAGTTTGAAAACATAGATGGTTTGGGTGCAGCTACAGAATCAATTACACCCTGTGCAGGTGCATTCGGAACAACCTGTGCATTCGGATCAACCTGTGCATTCGGATCAACCTGTGCATTCGGAACAACCTGTGCATTCGGATCAACCATAGTATTCGGATCAACCATAGTATTCGGATTATTCAGATCAACAACCGGTGCAGGTTCATTAGAAACAATTTGTGCAGCAGGAGGTGCAGGTGCATCAGGATTATCGGACATTGGTATACTATATCTAAAGAAATTATAAACACGCCCGCGTATGTTCCTCAACATTCGACGGCAATTCTTCAATCGTAATTTTATAAAAGTTTTCTATATTACGCATGATATATCGATCCCGATGTGTTACAAAATTAATCGCCATTCCCTTCCTCCCCCACCGACCACTCCGCCCAATCCTATGTAAATAAGTATGCGGGCATTTCGGTATATCGAAATTAATCACCACACTCACATGTTGTATATCGATTCCACGCGCCGTCACATTCGAAGAAATCAACACGCGATAAGACCCCGTCCGAAACTTGCTAAATTCGTGCTCCCTTTCCGATTTTTCCATCGATCCATGAATCGCACATACCGAAAATCCATCTTTCAACATCGCGTCTTGTAAATCCATCACCCGCTTAATACTATTACAATAAATGATGCACTGCGACACACTAATTGCAGAAAACAAATCTTTCAACGTATCATATTTCATCGCATCGTTACTCAACGCAATATAATACTGCTGAATACATTCTAAATTCAATTTTTCCACCTCCATGACAATTTTCACTGGATTACGCATGAATCTCGACGTCATCGCGAGAATCTCATCTGGCAATGTCGCAGAAAACAACACGACTTGCGGTTCAGAACTCAACTGTTGGAAAATATTGTAAATCTGATCACTAAACCCCTGCGAAAGCATTTCATCTGCTTCATCCAACACGAGCATCTTCACGTATTCGCCCGACATATATCGGCGGCGCAACATGTCATATACACGACCGGCTGACCCCACCACCACATGCGGTGTATTTTCATCCATATTTTGTTTGTCTTCATGAATAGAAGTACCGCCCATCATTGTTTTTATACGCAGACCAGGCATACACGAACCGAGAGCAGTGATGACTGCGTTTGTTTGTTTCACAAGTTCATGTGTAGGAGACAAAATGAAAGCTTGTACTTCTGATTTTGATATGTCGATACGTTGTAGAGTGCTGATGGAGAACGCAGCGGTTTTCCCCATTCCGGATTGTGCCTGTGCAATTACATCTTTTCCTGAAATAATTTCAGGGATCGATTTTTTTTGAATATCACTTGGTTTCTCAAACCCGTAGGAATAAATTCCGCGTAAAATATTTGGATCAAGCTCTATATCGTCCCAGTTTTCTATCGTCTTTGCATTATTACTCTCCACATTCTCCATTTACATTAGTATCTTTTTGAATTTCTATATAGTTTATCATGTGACCACATGCGATTATATAGGATAATTCCGGCGAATATACGAATCCGAAATGCAAATAAAGTGGACAGTGTATAATAGTGTAAAATACGGTATAGTATATAAAAAATGATTTTAGGAACGATGAATATTGAATATCCGTATACCTCTGCATCGTCTGCATCGTCTGCAACCAACCGAATCCACTCCTACAGGGAAATCATTGAAACCTATGTCCAATCGCCCGCAGTGGATAAACCCCTGTTGGACACTGCCTATTATTACGCAAACGGAAAATGCGAAGAAATCTTGGGCGAAATATTGCCGACGCTCTCGCGTCCCGTCAAACTAGCGACGAAAGCGAACCCCTGGTTCGCCAATGATTTCACCTGTGGGAAATATGGACAATTGGCACGAGAACCATTGACGAACCAATTACTCGGATCTTTGAGCAGATTACAACAGGAAAATGTCGACGCATTTTTTCTGCATTGCCCGGATCCGGAGACGCCATTGAAAGAAACGCTCGATACGTGCGACGAACTCTGGCGGCGAGAACGGTTTGATCGATTCGGAGTATCGAATTTCTCTGTTGGACAACTTGCGGAAATTTTGGAAATATGTGAAACGGAGAAATTCAATGCGCCGGTGATTTACCAAGGAATGTATAATTTGGTGGCGCGCAAAGTGGAGGATATTTTTCCGTTGATTCGAGAACATGGTATTGATTTCTGGGCATACAATCCCTTGGCGGGAGGACTTCTTACAGGGAAATATACGGATATGGATCTATCCGTTGATGTGTCAAGTACCGCATCAAGTACCGCATCAAGTACCGGCATCGGAACAGTGAATTCCGCATCAAGTACCGGCATCGGAACAGTGAATTCCGCATCAAGTACCGGCATCGGAACAGTGAATTCCGCATCAAGTACAGGCATCGGAACAGTGAATTCCGCATCAAGTACCGGCATCGGAACAGTGAATTCCGCATCAAGTACCGGCATCGGAACAGTGAATTCCGCATCAAGTACCGGCATCGGAACAGTGAATTCCGCATCAAGATTCCATGGCAACTCGATCTATCAAAATATTTTTTGGAAACCCGCCATTTTGAAAACTTTAAACACCGATTTTTATTATGAAAACGAATCCTCTAAAAAAAAATCCGAAAAAAAATGCATCACAGATGCATTTCAATGGGTAAAATCAAAACTCCTGTTGGATAAAAGCGAATTTGAATCAATTGAATCCGGTGATCGTATTATTCTGGGCGCATCTACAAAATCTCAACTGTTGGAGAATATGAATGCAATCCATCAAAATGGGTGGGATTATAATTATGAACGTCTTGAAAATATTTTTTCAAAAATTGGAGAACAATCGCCAAATTATTTTTATTAGTTTTTATTTTTTTATAATTGTGTTTATATTTTATCTTGCATCTCGGCTTGCAACCAAAACTCGCATGCAAAATAGGATTGGTCGCGATTCGGCATTATATATAGCGAAGGACACTTTTCTGGGTAATTCCGGAATGCAAATGCCAGATCGGACGTATCATATAGCTCGCTGAAATGAATATGAATGACATTCGATTCATCGCAATGCTTCTCTATTTTCTCCACTTTACCTAACCAAGTACACTCACTGAGATGTTCTTTCAAGAACTCCAAATCCGCTTGCATCGGTAATTTAGTATACATTCCAACAGTTGCAATCTGTTGAATGATTGGATTTTTTTCAACGAGGCGATTTTGTTCAACGAGGCGATTTTGTTCAACGAGGCGATTTTGTTCAACGAGGCTATTCATTTTGTTTCTGGATTCTGCTAGTTTCTGAAGTTTCGGTGTCTCTATGGGTGAGATGGGATGTACAATCTACCATATAATAAAATAATAAATCAATTTTTTTTTATTTTTTACAATATAAAAAAACTCTATTTTAATATTCATGAACGAATTACTACAATACTTACAAGTCTATCGATTTGATCGCAAGTACCGGCTGGGCGCCAATCGCGACGGAGGTTACGTGTTGGCAGATCTAGAAGGCGGATACGATTGTTATATTTCCGCAGGCATTTCCAATGAAGAGAGTTTTTCGCGAGATTTCATCGATAAACACGGTCTCCATGAATACAACAGTTTTGGGTTTGATGCCACGGTAGATAAATATCCGTATGAATATACCAACAAAATATCCTTTATCAAGAAAAATATAGGGCCCGAGAACACAGACGAATGTACCAATTTATCACATCTCATAGAAACACATCGACACATATTTTTGAAGATGGACATTGAAGGTGCAGAGTATCCATGGTTATTGTCATTGTCGACACTTGGTAATTTCAAACAAATTGTCATTGAACTACACGGAATCACGAATAATGGCTGGAATTGCAATCATGCAGATAAAATACGATGTTTGCAAAAATTGGCGAGAACTCATTATTTGGTGCATGCACATGGAAATAATTTTGGACCAGTTGTAGGTGGTATTCCGGACGTGATTGAATTGACGTATATCAACAAACTCTACTTTTTGGGGAAAGATGCGCCTGAATGGAATCGATGCCCATTACCGATAATGGGAATCGATTTTCCGAATAATGATCAATATGCAGATATACCTTTGAATAATTACCCGTTTTGTATGGTCTAATTAAATCTTTGTCTATTGAAATCCTTCGTCATTGAAAAAAAGGTCTAAAAAGAAGTAAGAATATTATAATTATAAATGGGAATTTATAGTAATGGCAGTATTTTTGGAATACAATGTTGGAAATCGACCGATTCGGTCGATTGTTAAAATCCTCCGCCCATACGCATAACTGGCCTTCCTCTTCGCTGACTTGTATTCAATTTGAACGGTACGGGTCCATTTCGCAAATCATATAGTTGATTCAATTCCGATTTTTCTGCAACAGCGGTAGTGAATTGAGAGACGTGTACAAATCCTTTAGTCTTGTCTACAATATATGCTAAATTCGCAATTTTAGAAATACCATCATTCACTACTTTATACTTAGCTTCTTCAATGTATCTATCATACTCTTGGCGATTCACCATTCGTTCGACACCATCTTTTAGTTGCATCACATTTTTATCCAAAATGGGATAAAATTGCGACCTATCAATTGTGATATTCGCAGCAATAATGCGATTTTGAAGCGAGTTGTCTTCATATCCCCACGCCCAATAATTCGGAAACCCATCTATTTTTTCGAAATCTCCTGCGTTTATTGATACAATGCCACCCAATGTAAATTTATATCCATAGAAATGTTTGACTACTCCTACAGTGGTTTCGTAATTGAAAAATCCTTTGGTAAGTGGCATGGTGTCGACGTCATTAAATACGAGTGTAATATTTTTATAATCGTTTGGATAGAGGGCTTTTACATGTAGGAATCCGATGTTTTTCATAGCACCACGATTGAAACTGCGTTTATCTGACTGGTGTATGTAAAATATTTGATAGTCTCCTACAGGGTAATCTTCGAGGATGGATGTCATGTGGTTTGCGAAAAATATTTGCTGTTGTTCGCGATCGCGGTAAGGGACGATGAATACGAGTTTTGGTGCGGCGGACAATGGTTGGGGTGGTGTCGATGGCATCACTTCTTCGATGGCGAATGAAAGGGCTTCTTCTTCTGTAGGAGCGACCATTTCCACTTCTTTTTGTTCGACCTCGGCCTCGGCCTCGGCCTCAACCTCAACCTCAGCCTCAGCCTCAGCCTCTTCTTGTTTCACCTCAGCCTCAGCCTCTTCTTTTTCATCTTCATCTTCTTGTTTCACCTCAGCCTCTTCTTTTTCATCTTCATCTTCTTGTTTCACCTCAGCCTCTTCTTTTTCATCTTCATCTTCTTGTTTCACCTCAGCCTCGGCCTCAGCCTCAGCCTCTTCTTTTTCATCTTCCCCTTCCTCTAGCTCGTCAACATGTTCCTCTTCAGGTTGTTCTAACTCGTCAACATGTTCCTCTTCAGGTTGTTCTAACTCGTCAACATGTTCCTCTTCAGGTTGTTCTAACTCGTCAACATGTTCCGAGTCGTGTTCAACGTCAACTTCTTGTTCCAACTCAGGATCGCGATCGCTCATCTATATATATTATACAGTGAATAATATACATATTTTTACTATTCCTAAAAATACAACACGCTGTAAAATTGATATAGATATAATTTCATTTTAAATGAATATAGAGAATACAGAAAGACGTATATGCACCAACCACAGCAAACCCAAACTCAAACAACCATCGATTTAGAATGGGAAAAGTTTCTAAAAGGGGATTATTCATCACAGCAAGAGGACTCGCATAAGGAAGATCTACACAAATCGGACAATTTACCGACGAATCAACTGGATGATGTCGAATTGTTCATTTCGACTAAAACAAAAGTCCTCTATTTAAACCAGCCCATACAAATACAACCCGTTTTTTGGAACCTTCCCGTATCGCCTTATACCACCCCTTCCGAGTGCATCATTAAAAAACAAACCAAAATCGAATGTAAAACCAAAGAAGAATACGAAGAATACAGAAAAAGACTCGAGAACATCGATTACTACACGGAAAAGGTCATGAAACAAATCGACAATCCGACGGCCCGACGTATCAAATTCAAAGACGAGCGCAAAATATCCATCGGAATTTCGAAAAAAGACATTATGAATTGCCGCGGAAAAGTCAAAGGCGCCTTTTACAACTGTTTTGCAATGATTTTCCGTATCCGATTGCAAGATCCGAAAGAAAAGGCGAAAACAAAATTCCACGAAGTCCATGTCAAAATATTCAACACAGGCAAATTGGAGATCCCCGGTATTCTAAACAATCAACTGTTGGAGAGAGTGAAAGTTATGATATTAGAATATTTGTCTCCACATGTGAATGTGAATAATCCGCTGCCACTTGCCTACGCCGAATGTAAAAACAAAAGTCAGAATGGGGTTCTCATCAATTCGAATTTCAATTGCGGATTCAATATCCATCGCGAAAAAATGCTTTCTATCTTGCGCAGTAAAAAATACGGAATCGAATCGGCGTATGATCCCTGTAGTTATCCTGGCGTCAAATGCAAGTTTTATTTCAAAGAGTGGTTGGGATTGGATTCGGAAAACCAAGACGGGTGTATTTTGGAAGAAGACCGTACTGTAAAAATGAAAGATTTGATAAGAATGAAAAAATACACGGCAATTTCCTTCATGATTTTTCGAACAGGGAGTTGTTTGATTGTGGGCAATTGCAGCGAACCTGTGTTGATGTTTGTGTTCGATTTCGTCAAAAAAGTATTAAAAGAGGAATACAGCGAAATTTATTTACCGAAAGAAGAAGAAGTCATTGTCAAAACCAAAAAGACGAAATTGCGAAAAAGAACCATTGAATTTACACGAGTTTAACTCAAAAAAAGTTAATCAATCATATGTTGTACACGTGTTTGTACCACTTTTTTATTCCATTGAATTTTATCGGTGTTCATTATCCATAAAACAATCGTATTATTAAAGCCTAGACTAATAATTAGTATTTGAATGATGATGGAATAACTTGAATAGTTGGGCATTTCTCTGCTAATGTACACAGATGATTGAAACTTGTTTTTCTCGACTCTTGGAAAATATTTCTTGTTTCGTGTAAGTATCATTTCACGGCGTGGATCATATCGTGGTATTTGACACATATATTTTTCATTTCTCCAACAGTGGAATCCTTGGTATTCGAGGATTTTGTCAATGATTTCCTTTGGGAGGAATTCGTTTATTGTTTCAAGGATCATTGAAATATTATGTTATAATATTTTATATTAGTACTACATAATAAGAGATAATAGGGATAGGGATAATAGGGATAAATATCATTTTTTTTCTATGTATTTAGAAACAGATATTGATGATACTCATAAATTTGTACTTTTATCTTATAATATCCTAGGCACCCCCTCTTGGCGTTCGATGACACATTTATATGAGGTGAAAGATAATCTTCCAGATAGAATACACGATACAGATATAAATTATGGAAAAAAATCGAATGGGGATTACGATTACGATATATTTGCAGTACCTGATGATAAAAGTATAGATTCAGCACTACTACCACCACCACATGATTCTTTAAGAGGAGAACTACCACCACTACCACCACCTACAGGCGGAAAACGTAGTACAGGCGGAAAACGTAGTACAGGCGGAAAACGTAGTACAGGCGGAAAACGTAAATCGAATAAGAAACTAAAAGTTACTAGAAAAAAACTTAGTAGAAAAAAGAAATAGTCATTTATTATTATAATTCCATTTTAACAAATATAGAGGGGTTTTTAACGTATATTTATTATGGCAACAGTTGCTGGAAATGCGAATGCAAACAATGCGAACAGTGCAAACACTGCAAATGGATACAGACTACCAGAGACAAACACTCTTTTACAGGCTGCGAAACTCGCAATTGTCGAGGATCGTCCTGTGTTGTATGATTATTGGACGCCCTCGTTAGAGAAGACCGCCATTATCGGTGTAAGAGAAAACAAGGAGAAATTGTTGGTAAAATCGGAAGATGAATATACGAGTCCTATTACCAAAATATTCAAGCTCGGAAAGGAGTATATTGTAGTTACTGAAAATTCGATTTATATTGTGGATGTGGAAATTCCCACAAAACGAATTGCATAAATATATTTCCCGTAAAACAATAGGGAATTTTGACATACATATTTTCATACATTGAAAATATGTCGATGCCGAATTATTACGATGTTCTCGAAATAGCACACGATGCGGATGAACAATCAATCAAAAAAGCCTACATGAAATTGTCGTTGAAATATCATCCAGATCGTAATCCTCAAAATTTAGAAGAAGCTACAAGAAAATTTCAGGAAATCAATGCAGCATATGAAGTGTTGAAAGATCCGCATACAAGAATGCGGTATAATTCAGAAATGAGTGGCGGAGGGTTTCATGATCAATCACAAGATATTAATGATATTTTCAACATGATGTTTGGAGGAGGAATGCCGGGAGTACAAGTGTTTCATATGGGTCCAAGAGGAATGAATAGGGGGATGTCATCGCCTTTTGGAGGAATGAATATGGGAGGAATGAATATGGGAGGAATGAATATGGGAGGAATGAATATGGGAGGAATGAATATGGGAGGAATGAATATGGGAGGAATGAATATGGGAGGAATGAATATCAATATTGTTCCTGATATATTCGATGACCATTTTTTCCAACAGTTCCATCGACAAGCTCCACATAATAATACAATTGCACCCATTGTAAAAGAGGTCATCATTTCATTGGAACAAGCATATATAGGAACCGCCATATTCATCGAAATGGAACGCGCCATTGTATGCAACGGAATGCAAATGGCGGAAATCGAGTCCGTCTCTGTACATATTCCAAGAGGGGTTCGTGATAATGAAACGATCGTTGTGAACGGCAAAGGAAATGCAAACGAACACACTGTAGGAGATCTGCATATTTTGGTGAAAATAGAAAACAAAACTATCTTTGAACGACAAGGAGATGATTTATATGTGAAAAAAAAAATTACGTTGAAAGAGGCCTTATGTGGGTTTGCATTTGATATAAAACATTTGAATGGCAAATTGTTGCAATTTAATAATATCGTGAATCCGAGTATTATCAAACCAAATTTCAAAAAAGTAGTAGAAGGATTGGGTATGATTCGCGACAATAAACAAGGCAATTTAATAATCCAGTTTGATATAATGTTCCCGGAGGCATTGACGCGAGAACAAATTGAACAATTAAATGCGATTTCATTTTGAAACACGAGGAATAACTTGTTTAGAGACGACGGTTCCTATAGTAGGGGCTTCTCTTGATGAATTACAAGAATTATCTAATAACTCGACTACAATACGATTTGTATCCGGTTTCAATGTACCACAATATGAATAAATAGAATGCATAATATCTGTAAGAGAGGAACCATTCTCTAATAAAATATCATGATGAGGAGTCGGCAATATATTTTTACCATCATGCATAATTTCATAAATACGTAACAATGGTTTGCCTGTGATTCCAAATACTTGATGTAGAGGATCCTTGGTTGATTTTGCACCGGAATAAAATTTAGTAGCTTTTGCTTTTTTTAATTCATCCACTCTTCCATAATCTTTATTATATTCAAATTTCGAATGACCTATTGGAATCACAAATGGTTTGAGGTCAGGTGGTAGTAATGGATGTACTTCATCATACCATTTTTCAAATTCTCCGGGATTAGGAGGCCAATGTTTGGTTCTCATTGCACGATCAATATGATTCACAGATTCTTTAGTACCAATTGTACATTCACCTGATACTGCGAGACCAAATATATTTAGTTGCATATTTTCAACAGGGTGAAAAATTTGTTCATGATTACCTTGACCGCCATGTGCCCATATTGCAGCCTTAACTGTTGTAGCTTTACCTACCGTTAAGCCATGCATAGATTGAATCAAATCATCGGGTAAAGGCGTTATTTTCGCTTTCGCTTTTGTTTTTGTTTTTGCTGTTTTTGCTGTTTTTGCTGTTTTTGCTGTTTTTGCTGTTTTTGCTTTTGCTGTTTTTTCGTGTTCTTTTATAATTTCACGTAGTCTTTTCTCTTCTTTCTCTAATCTATAGATTTCTTGTTCTAAAAAACGTATTGCATCTTCTGATTTGTTTCGTTTTTTAGGAGAATAAATAGAAACAACAGAAGATTTAACACGTTTAACCTTTGGTTTTGGTTGTTTTGTTCCACCAATAATATTGTCTTCCATATATAATACACATGATAAAATTTATATAAACAATATGGTTTATATAAAAAAATAAATATGCCGTTTTGCAAATATTGTTTTAGTTCAGGGATGAAACGATCAATTTATACAAATCACAATACTTTCATAACAATCAATGATGAAAAGATCATAGAGTGCAAGAATCTCGCGAAAACAAAATGCAGTAAATGTAAAAACGTGGGACATACATCTAAATATTGCAATCAACCTCAGCCAACAGGGAATACTACCTATATAGAAAATCAGCAGCATGCTCCTTTAAAAACTGTATGGTTCATTCAAAAATATATTTTTGGCATATTTACATGCATAGCATTCTTATATTACATGGGAACCCCTCATCAAATATAATAATACAATAGTTATACAATCGAAGAAATATAGGATCCTTTATAATCTTCAATCCCTGTATGAGATAAATTAATAGAAACGTCGATATATATTTCTCCGCCAAGTTTCGACCATCTATCGCAAAAGAGCCAATCTTCCGAAAAATAATGTCCCTCTCGCACCCCACAATCAAACAGGGCATATGCCATTGCATTCTCATGTTCTTGTAAAAATTGCACATCATCAACATATTTCGTCTCTGGATAAGCGGCCATCATTCGCTCCATCATTCCGCGCTGGATCATCATGAATCCAGTTGCCAAGTGTTTGACTCTTGCGAGATTATCATTTATAGAAAGAATTTTATCGATATAGTTCACGTTATAATATAAAAGATTATGTTGGATCATATCTTCATTTGAAATTGTGTTTTTTAATAAGGATGCGTTTTTTCGAGAAAGAGTATCCGTCACATATGTAGGAGATAATTTTGTCCAATCATAGTTCTTGAGAGGATAGACACCTCCCACTAATGGCTTGTCACAAACAATCAGCTTAAGAATGTCGACAGGGTTCCATGAAATGTCATTGTCAATGAATAGAATGTGTGTACACCCTGGATCACTCATTGCTTTTGCGACTAAATTGTTTCTTGCACGCGATACGAGACTATCATTTTTGCAAAATTCGATAGTAACCTCAATACCTATTTGCTTGAAAAACTCGATGGTTTTCATTAGAGACAATACGTAATTTACGTAACATGTACCTCCAAAACAGGGTGTCAATATATAGATTTTTGTATTTTTATGTAAAGATTTGTATTGTTGGATTTTTTCATAGATGTCATTCTTGTATTCGGTATGCATACTATGAATATTCGAATTAGAAGATTCCATCGAAGAAATATCGTATAATCCGCGATCGTCTTCCACTATCTTATATTTATTCTGCTGATGCATATAAGACATAAAAATAATGTTTTTTATGTCTTTTTTCGGTTTTTATTTTGTTTCAAGAAAATCTCACACAGTGTAATATTGTTTGATAAAAAATATAAAAAGATTTTATTAATTATATATAATAATCCATCACCAATGCAAGCAATGACTTCACAACAATCCCATGAACTGATGCGCAGATTCCCGGATATTGAACTTTCCTATGAAACGATTCCTCATAGGAAAGTTTCCACAGATTATGACATGTGTCTAGGTATACCTGTTGGAAAAAAATGCTTATTGTGGTACACATTTTATAAGGAAAACGACGTATGTATTTTGATTGAATTGACACGAGAAAAAAAACCAGGAAATATATTTTTCGTGCAAACGATTGATTGTCCGACAGTGGCATATGGATCGGTATTTCACGGGACTTGGATCGACGCTTCGGTTGGTTCGATTGGGATGAACTCGGTAGTTCACGTGACAGCTGCTACTGCAAATTCAGAGTCTCCTGTATTTTTGATTGACGACGTGCTCTTGTACAAAGGTATTTCTACAAAACAAATGATGTTTAGCGAGAAACTCGGATTTTTAGCAGATTATTTTGCAACATCCAGTCATTGTTTGAATAGTATTCATATTGCAATGACGACGATGTGGCCATCTCTTTTCAAAGACACAGCAAATGAATGCGTGTTTAATGTGCCCTCCTACAATCCATATCCGGTGCATCATGTACAATATAGGGCGTTGAATAGCGCTGTACCCTATCTGAATATAACCCCTGTTAGAAATAATCACCTTGTATCGAATACGCCAACTTCGAGCTTGAACCAAATAAAACCGTCTTTGACCCAAATCAAACAGTCTTTGCATAAACCGTCTCTGCATAAACCGCAATATAGATCTCCAACAGTGTTTGTTGTGAAGGCTGATTTGCAATTCGATATATATCACCTGTATGCGTATGGAAAAGGCAAGGAATTGATGTACAGTGGAATTGCATATATTGCGAATTACAAGACGAGCGTGTTTATGAATGGGATTTTCCGCAAAATCAAAGAGAATGCGTGTTTGGACGCGATCGAAGAAAGTGACGATGAAGAGGATTTCGAGAATACGGAGGTGGATAAATACGTGGATTTGGAGAAACAGGTGAACATGGAATGCATATTTCATTCCAAATTCAAGAAATGGGTGCCGAAGAAAATCGCCAACAAACATGAAAAAGTGGTGCATATTTCCATGTTATGATTGCAAGATTGATTCATTCATTCCCAAATGACCGTTGCTTTACCTCCTACATATTCCGTGTAGGGCACGGATTTCGACGTGGGTCGGTCCATTTCATTGATTATTTTATTGAGCGCCATTTTGCGTTTATCGATCGGCAATTGATTGCGCCGGATTTTCATTTTGCGGCTGTAATATTTGACGGCCCATTCGAATTGCAGGGCCGATTTCCAATTGGGGAATCCTTCGACGTGGCAGACGCGTGTCCAATGATGTCCCATGGCCACTTTACGATGGGTCTGCACTGCGCCGCCTTTGATTTCGCAATTGTGTTGACGGAGACGGTGATCGAGATCGACGGTCGCGCCGACATACGTGCTTTTATCCGTGCATTCTAGAATATAGACATAACAGGGTTTATATGGAACCGTTGAATGATCGTCGGCGTCGATATTTTCGACGTGCTCTTCTTCTACTTCTTGCATAAATAAAAGATTCCCTTTATTTATACATACTTTTTGTTTTGATATTGTTTTGAAAATATCCATAGTATATTGAATATAATATGGATTTTTATTGTATTTTTATGATTTTTACATGTACATGTACAATGAGATGGGTGTGCTTAGTTAGAATACGCAACACCAGCCATGCCGCTCATGACACGGAGAACGTTGTAGTTGACGGCATAGACACGCACCTTGGCAGTGGCAACACCGCTGACAGTGGGGGAAGAAAGGACAAGTTGGAGAACAGCGTTGTCAATTCTGGAGAAGTTGCAAGATCCAGAAGGCTGGTGCTCCTCAGGGCGCAGAGCGAAGGAGTAGACGTTGATTCCAGTATCAGGAGCACGGGTGTGGTGCTGGAAAGGCTGGACAACATCGAAGTAAGATCCTTCACGCTCAGAGAAACGATCCTGGCCGTTCAGCTGAAGCTTGGCAGTGACAACAGGGTTCTCACCCCAGCAGTGCATGTCGAGGGCAGTCTCGCCAAGAACGAATGTTCCGGCATCAGAAAGACCAGATGTTGAAGCGGCTCCAACAGCAGGGCCAAATGGCTGGTCGACAGAGGCGCCAGAAGCCCAGACACCAGATGTAGGACCGAATCCACCAGCAGGAGCACCGACATCAACACCACCGGCCATCTGGAAAAGACCAGAAGAAGTGATGAAGCTGTTTGAACCAGATGTCTCGGCAGGTCCGCCGAACGCGTGGATGGCGTTGGGGAGAGCATCGATGGAGTCGGTGTAGTTGAAAGGCTGGGCACCAAGTGTTCTGTAAAGAACAGAGTCGGCAGAGAGAGAAGCACAATAGTCGACGTTTGCATCAGGCTGGACAACCCAGATAAGCTCCTTAACAGGGTGGTTGAAGTTGAGCTTGATCTTGTTGCTAGAAGATCCAACTGACTCGTCACCAGTGAACTGAACCTGCTCAATGAGGTACTCGTGAGGGTTCTGGGCCATCTTGCGGCGCTCATCTGTGTCAAGGAAGATGTAGTCAACATAGAGAGAAGCAGCAACAAGGGATTGTTGGTATGCAGTTGTGACAGACTGGGTTCCGGATGTAGCGATAAGGCTTCCGACGGCCCAGAGGCACTCGCCAAGAGGGCGGATGTCAAGGTTGATCTTGACCTCGTGATACTGTACGAATCACTTATACCCCCCCTTTCGGGGTATTTATCAGCATTTTCACAATGATCAACCTTTTATTTATTTGTGAAAATTACGCTGGGGACTAGACTATATCTTAAGCCTTCATTGAAGATGATTAATCTTCTCAGACCCATAACCATTTAGTCGTTGAACCTTCTCCATATTCTTATCACATCGAAATTAGGAGCTTGGCTGCGGATTATCCGTTTTTGACACAACTTTCGCTGCATCTCTATGTGTGGCATTTTTACCATACCTGAGTTCTATTCTCAGCCACTGTAAACTTTCATTTACAGTTTGGTAGCCCATAAATTTTGTGTATTTTTGATTAAACCTATGAATATTTACAATATTGTTGAAATAATAGTAAGGAATGATTTTATCAGATTTTGAAATATTTTCGAATGATTGAAGTGGTTGTAAATTTGTCCAATGAAAACATATTTTGATATTATCAGAGTTATTCAAATCAAATTTGTTTATAGGTAAAATATGATCTATATGCCAGTATGAACCTAAATTATTCCAGTTCATATTTGAATCAAATCTAAATTCAATCCATTTTTTCAAAAATTCAATGTCGCATCCAATTATATTTGTGTAGGATGTTGGTTGATTTTTTAACATTTTATGGATTTTACTGCGTAAAATTTCACTTAGCTGAAAATTTGTATTGGTTTTACGTTTTAATTTGATTTTTTCTTTTTTAATTGGCAAATATTCTTTATTCTTCTTTTTAATATGATCTTTTACCTCTGGACGATTTCTATACTCTTTTCTATGATTATTTATCCTGTCAATATTTTCTATTTGATATTGTTTGGATGATTCAAGTAATTTTTGTTTATTATTTACATAATATTCTTTTTGTTTATTCTTTATTATATCTTTTGCATCCTCACGATATTTTTTTCGACAGCTTTTACAATCATATCTGAATCCATTTTTACTAGATTTTAGTTTTCCAAATTCATTCACATTTTTTATTTCCTTACATTTGCAACACTGTTTTTCCATAATATTTATTACTGATATAGGTTTATATTGATAATACATACAATTTATTTTTACACCTTTGGGAACTTCCCGCAATTTGGTAATGTTGCCTCTTGCTTAATAACAAGAGACTAGCATCTGGTTTTGATGAATAAATTCATCCCGAAAACACAACAAATTTTTCCTAAAGCAGAGTTCGGATGCTTGAGGTTGGATGCTTTTCTGCCCTACAGATTTTAAGGCAATGAGAGGAAGAGCAAGACCAGGGTTGCGGCAGAACCAGAACTGGAGAGGGACATAGAGAGTGGTCTCAGGAAGGGCATTGCGAGGAGCGCAAACCTGGGTAGGAGCGCCAGAGGCAGCACAAGGACCAGCAATACCAGCAAAGGTAGGGTCGGTGATGTAAGTGAGCTGAGTGGTGTTTCCAATCAGCTTGAAGTATCCACGCTGTTGCTCAGAAGATTGTGTGAGCTGGTTCCAGATGTGCATCCAATCACCATATTGACGGTCAATGCGTTGACCACCAATCTCGACCTCAACCTGGGCAACAAGTTGCTCACCAATGTAGTCCAACCAACGGGCATAGACAGTTTGGCTGGTGTTCATCGATTGATTAATCTCAGGAAGAGTAACCTGAAGGTATGTGCGATAGGCAAGATCACCATTTCTGGAGATGGTGCAAGTCACACGGCGACCGAAATCGGCTTGACCAGAGAATGTCTGCTCGATCGACTCAATCGCAAAGTTGGTGTGGCGTCTGTAAGACACCTTCCAGAAAGTAATCTCGGGGGTTCCAGTAAGGAACACGTCTTGAGCGCCATAGGCAACCAGTTGCATCAAAGCACCTCCCATTTCGGTATATACATGCTAAAGAAAAAAATCCAGAGAAAATACGATTTTTATTTTATTTTTAATTCAGAATCTTAAAAATAAATTCCTAAAGGAGGACCTCTCAAAATATGGGAGTGGGCATTTTAGAATCAACCAACTTATCAAATCTTATAATAATGTCATATTCGATCGAATAAAATTCTCTAAATAATTCGCGGAAAAAATTTCGCGTCGGTTCTCGTGCTTTTTAATAAAAATGTATGAATCTGAATCCGTCGATTTTTTCACACTCCATCCTTGCTCGATCGCATTATGAATAAACATGATTTTTTGAAATTGCCGTTTGTCCATTTCAATATTTGTTTTCGGTTTGTTGGACATATATTTGACGTGTTTTATATGTTTATGCGATATTGAATCATTGAAAAACACGAATTCACTTTTCAAAATATATAATATAGAAAATAACAAATAAAAATAGAAAAAGAATTTTGAAAAAATGAAACCGGGTAAAAAACCATATTCTATCGATGAAACTCACTGCAATTTATTGAAACAGTTCCAGGAAAATGACGAAGTTCTCGTACCAAAACTGAAACGAGAAATTGAGACCTTGCGACGAAAATCGCAACAACTCCAATTGTCTCAAATTGATACATATTTGGACATTCAAGACAAGATCGAACAAAAGAAAGAAACCATTAAACAACTGCGAAATAAAGGCAAAAAATACCTGTTGGAAAACTCGGCCTATATATTCGACTATTTCGAAAAGAAAAAAGATATTTCGGTGGGTGGAGGCAAACAAAATGAAAATATTCTCAATACCTTTTTTAAAATTCGCGCAACGAATGAAACAGCGGCCAACCTGGATTCGGACAAATACAACCCGTCCAAACTATCTTACAATAATTATTGGAAAAATGTCGAGAACGAGATTATTAATTTCGCAGACTATGTCGTCCCATTTGATCGATGCCACGCATGTGCAAAAGGCGAACTCATTCCCCAAGACGAAGAAGGCATCATGATTTGCAATAATGAATCATGCGGAAAATTCATACCCTATATCGTGGATTCGTCCAAACCCACCAACAAAGAACCGCCCAACGAAGTCTCCTACACGGCATATATCCGTCTCAATCATTTCAAGGAGATTCTGTCGCAATTCCAGGCCAAAGAAACGACGCAAATCCCGGAAGAAATCATCGACAATATTCGCGCAAGAATCAAGAAAGAGCGCATCCAGCAATCCGAGCTGGATTACGACAAGATGCGCGAAATTCTGCGCAAACTGGGTTATAATAAATATTTCGAGCACATTCAATATATCAATTCGCTGTTGGGTATTAAACCACCGGTCATGAGCGAGGAATTGCATGATACGTTGTGCGTTCTCTTTATCGAGATCCAGAAACCGTGGGCCACGCATTGTCCAGCCAATCGAACGAATTTTTTCAATTATGCGTATACACTCTATCAATTATGCACCCTGTTGGATCAAGTGCAGTATTTGCCGTTTATACCGATGATGAAAGATCGGGAAAAACAATTGGAACAGGACATGATATGGAAGAAAGTGTGCAATGATTTAGACTGGCAGTTTTTTCCAACAGTATGATTTATTAGAATCACTTATAATTATTATTTTTGAAAATAATTATAATAATAGTAATATTATATAATGGATAGTGGAAGAAAAACAAACAATAGTGAAAGCAAAAATGTAGGAGGGGAATATAAAGAAGATAAATATGTATCAAACCATAATGATAAAGAGTTATTGAAAAGATATATTCACGATATTAAAAATTCAAAAACGTTTAGTATAGATATTCTAAAAAATATAAATAATTTATTATATGAAGATAGATTGGAAATATTAATCCTTTATAATGAAATGATGTCATTTTATTTGTCTTTATTATTATTTGAAGATAAATAACGTGAGTTTTATAGCGGTGAAAATTTGAAACTACATGTAAGGTACAAAGAAACACATCAAACATAATTGGTGGAGTGGAGGAACTAGAAAAAAATTAATGAGAGAATTCATTTTATGAATAAAATTCTTTCTAATTAAAATGTAATATGCAATTATCATTATCTATTCCTGATTTTGACCAGCCCGAAACGATTATTGATTATATGTATGCAGATTTAAACCCGATTTTAGAGCCATATAGAGTTCAATCGGAAAAAACATTGCGTAGGTTATTGTCGACATATTTTACTTTTTACTTTTTACCCGCGGATGCACTTGATCATAATAATTGGCAACAGTATAAAGACCTTTTTGACACAATTGTCATATTAAAATGTTCAAAAAGTCGTATGAAAAACTTTGGCCGAACTTATAGATATTGTATATTCAATAAAAGCGACGTAAGTGCAATACATTCATACAAATTAGAAGCAATTGCGAGAGAAAAGTATCATTTGGATCCAGATATTCAACCAACAGTATCGCAATTATTAGATTCTATCCCTGGTGATGTATTTCCTATTCAACAGACCATTCGATCAGATCAACGTGCCATTCCAAATCCATTTGCATCGAGAATTCCCAGAGATCATTTCTTTTCTCCAGTTACATTGCCATCCATTTCATATGCATCTGTAGTATCTCTTCCACGAGAACCACTGCCAAATCCAATTCGCATACAACCCGAAAAAATAAATCCAAAAAAATCAAACAGAATAAATCCAAAAACAAAGACAAACAGAAAAAGAAACACAGAAAATCAGTATAGACTTAGACAAACTACATTACGTCAAAGAAGACAATAATAACACAGTTATAATTTGATATATATTATAACTATGGTTTAGGGGATGAGGGTTACACAATCAAACGAATAAGCGTAATCAAAGGTTCAAGTTCAAAAGTTCAAAGAGTTAAAGATTCTTCTCTTTTTGTTTCTCTAGTTCTCGTTCAATGAGATCTTCATTGTATTTCTTGGTTTCTTCTTCAGTCGTCGCCTCGCGACTTTCGAAATCCACAGTTTCCATGACTCCCACAAGATTTCCATTCTCATCTATTTGTTGTGTAAGTTTATTCCCGCTTTTCTGCGCATTCTTGATATTTTCCTCGATCGCCTTCTTTTTCGATTCCTTGACACGATGTTCGAAATCCGCACGCGCCTTCTCTTCATTCTTCACCTTCTCGTGGTGCAGCTGATTCAGTTCCTCTTCCATGAACTCGACGCGCCCAGTCTTGTAAGCATCCGGATCCCAAGGAATCCACATACCCACCGGTCCCACAAAGATGTCATGATTCGGATCGAATTCGCGGATTTTCTTACAGCGAAATTCGGCCTCTTCCTGAGTAGGAAAGACTCCGCGAATCTTAAGACCACGCACCGACGTCTGGAAATCGTTTTTCTTATTGAATTTGAGCGTAAGTTCCTCTTCGTTCTTGTCTACGAAATTCTTGAAATCATCGGATACACTTTGTTCCTTCAATTTCACAGATTCCTCCTGGATAAACTCAGTGTAATCGGCAATCAATTGCTCGGCACTCAACTTGTACTTGAATGCAATGAAATGAATGAAATCAAAGAATTTGTCCATCGATTTCTTGAAATCCCATTGTTTAACAAACTCGTCGAAAATGAAATGCTCTCTCTGTTGGAGAATCTTTTCAGGAGAAATAAACGACATGCATGCGAATTTTTGACCAGCAATGGATGGATCTTCATCACACAAATCAATATATTTAGGATTTGGTTGACCACCCTCTAGCTTTTTTCTTTCAAATGCAGACATGATCGCGATAGAAATATTTAGGATGTTTTTCTAAGTTCTTTGATTCCATTTATTGATTGTTTTTTCCAACAGAGTTTTTATTTTATATTCTGTCAAAAAATATAAGTTCTCTATATAATGCTAGATTTTAGCGAATTAGTTAAACGCGCCGTCAAATATCTTGTCGAAGGTATTATTGTGGCCATTGCTGCATACGCAATCCCGAAAAAGTCACCGAATGTCGAGGAGATCGTCATTATTGCTCTCACTGCTGCCGCAACGTTTAGCGTTCTCGACGTCTTCATTCCATCCATGGCCGAGTCTGCTCGTGGAGGTGCCGGATTCTCGATCGGCACAGGAGTCGCAGGCGGTCTTCGTCTTGCAAATTAACCATAGGGTTAAATTGGACAATAATTGAATGATTTTATTTTCATATACATATATGATATGAAAATACCGAAACTAAAAAAATGGCTGAATGCATTTATCGTGATTCTATTTCTAATAATATGCGGTATATTCGTGTACAAACTATTTATTAACACTAACACAAAAATAGAAACGATGGAATCCTCCACCACCTTAAAAAAATCTCCAACACGGGTTCTCATGACCACCTTTGGCTACGATTTTTATGATGTATACCACAATACATGGAACGAACTGGTTCTCGTCATGCCTTGGCGAAAAGACGATTCCGTGCGGTCTCCGCACATTACCTACCAAGGCAACCTGTTGGAAACGATAAAGTGTGATCATACCCATGTATTAGTATTTAAAATCGAAATGGATTATGTCGATTCTGTCGATTTAGAAATTGATCAGGTTCTCGTCGAAAACATTCGCGTGAATAAATACCCAGAGTATGAAAACAAAATCATTCTGTCGGCCATTGTGAAGAATGAAGACAAATATATCCTACAGTGGATTGATTATCACTCGAAGTTAGGAGTCGATCAGTTCGTCGTCTATGATAATGAGGTCCCGGAGAAATCGAAATTGACGCAAACATTGGAGCCATATATTGCATCCGGGAAAGTGTTGTTGATCGATTGGTCCTACACGCATATATTCCAGCAGACACAGGAGAATCATTCCATTCACGCATTTCCAACAGCGAAATATATTGGGTTTACGGATGTGGACGAGTATATAAACCTGCAAAATGGGACGAAAACGATCGACGAGTGTTTGAATCGTGTGATACGTGAAAATCGGGTAGATACAACCGCGATTTCCGGGTTTACGATTTACAGCAAATTGTTTTACAATCCAGACGGGTTGTCGACGGAAGGCACCGAGTTCTTGAAAATCGCGAATTGCAGTGAATTGATTACGGACAGCCGGCAGAAAATGTTTATTATTCCGCACAACACGCGGGTTATATCGGTACACGTTGTTACGAATGGACTACCGACGTATATAGTGAATGATAAAGACATGATATTCAATCATTATTTCTATTTGAACAAAGACGACCGTGGAAAGGAAAGAACCGAATTCAAAGACGATTCTATCCAACAGTTTATCTCCAACAATTTATCTTGAAGAATATAATTTAACTGGATCAGGTCCAATTTGGTTTTGTTGTAACGCATCTACATATGCAGGAATATTTGGAAACTTTTCATGAACAACATCATAATGTCCATAGATGGAAGAAGTTGCGCCGAGATCATGAAAACACACGATCGCAAATACACGTTCGAGTCCTTTGCGGCGAGTTCTGTCTGTTACATGATCCAATAAGAGTTGTAAATTGTATTTTTCCATTAAATGTGTTACATAGTTATATGTAATAACACCCATAACTCCGTGTGAACCGATCCATTTCGGGTTATTATTTAAAATGTCTAGCAACTCTGGTCCGTAATTCAAGTAACTTAAAAATTCTTCAATATAAGGTCGTTCGTCCCATATTTGATCCGATCTGAACTCCCACATGAATTTGATAGTTTCGATTGCATCGACATCTCGTATAGGACCGTTGATAAAAACGGAATCATGAATATAAATGGCTTTTTCAAACCAATGATTTTTATAAAAATAATAATAAGGCAAGAGTTCTCCGCGGCCTTTGTATTCCGACTGAATTACAATACAATTATCGAGAATATTGGGATTATCTTCTGGGATCTTTACAAATTCATAATTTGAATTGTCATCAATAATGACAATGGGAACTGTGGGATAAAAATTGCGGATACGCTGGATGCACATGATCCATAATTGATTGGTCGTTTCGCTATTCACATGTCGTGTAATGATGAACCCTCTTGGAAGTGTCGACTCGGAGATCGATTCTAGGGTTTCTGTTGGTTGTAAAAAGTATAACCCTACTAAGAAAATACAAATAAAAATTATAACAACCGTTTTTAAATTCATACTAAAATATGATTTTAAAATATGTGGATATAATTTATACTTTTTCTAAAACAGTTAATCCATTATTATTTGTAAAAACTTCTTTCAATTTCCATTGAGGGTTCTCCAACAGGAATTCGTCGATTGCTTTTTGCAACCCACATTCGATTTCTTCTCTAGGAAATCCGGAGTGCTTTATTTTTAGTTCAATATCGTGTTTGTTTCGAACACTCTCCCCGTAAATTTTGTCAATTTCAGTGTCGTGCATAATGATGTATTTATTGGCGTATTTATGTAAATTCGCCAATTCTCTTTTTAATTGACCATATATATGCCACGTATCAATGAAAATCAAATCATAATTTCGATCTAATTCAAGAATTAAATTTGAAACCCATTGATGACGTATAGAAAGGTTCGTATCTGTTGTTTTTTCGAGAATTTCGTCTATATTACAATAGGAAATATCATTCAAAAATAAATGTTTCTCTGATTTATTATTATTCAATAAACCGTATGCAAATGCCCAACTAGAAACGCAACGTCTTACACCGCATTCAACTACCGAATCACATTCTGATGCATATTTATATAAAGTTGGTAAATGTTCATTTATATCCGAAGAAGTATTACACAGTTCGAAATATTTTTGCTCAATATCATTCAAAGTCGGCATATATATATTACCTTCCAAAAAATAGTTTTACTGGATCTTTTCCAATTTTATTTTCTTCTAAATCTTTGAAATAGGAATCGTAATTATGATACATATTCGGAGAACCATAAACATTGGTAGATGTTTCATTTCGAATCGCTCCATCATGGAAACAAAGGATTGCAAAGATACGTTCCATTGCCATTCGATGTATACGTTTATTTACGTGATTCAACAATATTGGCAAATTATATTTTTCACATAAATGTACTGCATATGAGTGGGTAATTACAGACATGACGCCGTATGCACCTACCCATCCGGTACAGTCATTACGACTATATAATTCAAATAATTCATCTTTATAATTTAAGTGTTGTAATAATGCCTCAATAGAAGGACGTTCACTTTCACCACCGTCGGTGGTGTATATATTACAGTCAAAATACCATAAAAATTTAACATTTTTCACATCCTCTGTTGGAATCTCTCCATTGATAAATACGGAATCATGAATAAAAATGGCTTTATCGAACCAGTGATTTTTAGAATAATAACAATAAGGTAGTAATTCCCCCGCACCTTTGTGCTCTGAATTTACAACAATACAATTATCTAAGAGATTCGGATAATCTGGCGGAACTTTTACAAAATCATAATTCGAATGGTCATCGATAATGACTATTTTTCTTGTTGGATATGATTTTCGTATTTGTTTTACACATGCGACCCATATTTTATTCGCATCTTCCGTATTTACATGACGTGTAATGATAAATCCGGTAGATTCATTTTCAAACGATTCGTTTCTAAAATAATTAGATAGAAATAGAAGAATAAAAAAAGCACAAATTATAATTAAAACAATTTTATTTGATTTCATATAAGATTGCGTTTAAAATATCGACATAAATAATAATAAATTATTTATACTTTTTACACCGATTATCTTCCAAAATATAGTTTTATCGGATCTTTTCCAATTTTATTTTCCTCTAAATCTTTGAAATAGGAATCGTAATTATAATTATTATTCCCTGGCATTTTTGAATAATGACCATAAATATCGGTAGATGTTTCATTTCGAATCGCTCCATCATGGAAACAAAGAATTGCAAAGATGCGTTCCATTGACATTCGATGTTTACGTGTACTCACATGATTCAACAATATTGGTAAATTATATTTTTCACATAAATGTACTGCATAGGAGTGGGTAATTACAGACATGACGCCATACGAACCTATCCATCCACAATCACTACGATTCAATAATTCAAATAATTCATCTTTATGATTTAAGTGTTGTAACAATTCCACCATATAAGGATGTTCACTGTCATTTGGGTCATACTCTCCACAGTTAAAATTCCATAAAAATTTAACATTTTTCACATCCTCTGTTGGAATCTCTCCATTGATAAATACGGAATCATGAATAAAAATGGCTTTATCGAACCAGTGATTTTTAGAATAATAACAATACGGAAGTAATTCCCCCGCACCTTTGTGCTCTGAATTTACAACAATACAATTATCTAAGAGATTCGGATAATCTGGCGGAACTTTTACAAAATCATAATTCGAATGGTCATCGATAATGACTATTTTTCTT